AGTAACCATTTGCCAAATTGTTTTTTGTAATTGCCGTGAGTGTTTCCACCGCAATAGACCCAGCGGCAATTTTAGGACCGATAATAAGTGCTTTATGCGGGTTTTGTAACAATCCCTTTAAAGCTCTTGAATTATCAATTTCTACATATGCCCCGGGAGTTCTAACCGTAGTTGGAATATTTGCAAATGTAATACTCATCCTTTACTCCTCCTCTTCCTCTATTTTATTGTTTGTTATTATTACATCCCCACATGTGATTCTACGTCGCCAATATTTACCTTCTCCACCACTGAGTATAACCGTTGCACCATCCACAGATAATATTTCCTTTGTTACTGGATGACGTACAATCAGACCTTCCCGGGGTTTTATAAATACTTCCATACCCTAATCCTCCTGTATCATTTGTGACATATCCACCAATCTCAAATTAGTTATCGGATCGGTTTCATCCACAGTTAAAAATGGATAAGTTCCTCTCAATACCTTTACCGTTTCATCATCATATTCACCCAAAACATATTGCGCGTAAATTTTCTCCAAAGAACCAATTCCAGTTGTATCAAGCTCCACCATGTCTTGAATCCGTGTTCTAACTACGAATTCAAATTGATACCATAGCCATGCTCTGTTATACTGTAATAATTGTCCGCCGCCATACGCACATATACTTTCCGCATCCGGCATCTGCCATCCTAATAATCCTTTGAATATTTCATTTCGCACTTCATGTAATTTATCAAACGCTGTGATGCCTGTATCATCCGTAGGAACAGAGTCCATTTTCAATGCTACAACAATTCCAAACCGTTCCGTAATAACTTGATTAATAAAATTGTCGGCAGTATTA